ACGCATTAAGAAATGAAATCGATGAACTTCAAACTGCTTTTGACCTTCAAGAAATTGTCAAACGTGCCGTAAAATATCTTGTAGAAGGTGGCGCTGTCGCTGTCGCCGCATACTACATCCCACAAAAGAAAATGAATGTAGAGGAAATTATCATGATCGCTATTACCGCTGCTGCTACATTCGCTCTCTTAGACATGTACGCCCCAAGCATTGGCTCAGCTGCCAGACAAGGTACCGGATTCGGTATTGGTGCTAACATGTCCGGTTTCCCCCAAATGTAAATTTTAAAACTAGTCTCTATATAATTTATATAAAGGTTAATCTATATAATAATGAAATGAGTTACATTTTAGTTACAGGAGGAGCTGGTTATATTGGTTCACATATCTGTTTCGAGTTAAATAAACGTAATATCAAGAATATAATTATTATAGACAATTTTTCAAAATCTAAAGAACAAATGTATAGTATTTTAAAAAAAGAAATACCAACTATAGAAATATATAACTTTGATTTGGCTAATAAGGAACTTGTTAGGAATGTTTTTAAAAAATATAATATAGAAAAAGTTATTCATCTTGCTGCACTTAAATCAGTAGGAGAATCAATACAAAATCCATTTTTGTATTATAATAATAATATTAGTGTCACTATTAATTTATTAGAAATAATGGACGAGTTTAATTGTAGAAATTTTATATTTTCATCTTCAGCTACAGTATATGGAAATCAAACAAGAGTTCCTATTAAGGAATGTGCATCTACTTATGAAAAACAAACAAATCCATATGGAACTTCAAAACTTATTATTGAAATGATACTTAGAGATCTTAGTAATAAAGGAAATAAATGGAATATTGTAATATTACGATATTTCAATCCTGTAGCATGTGATAAATCAGGAGTTATAGGTGAAGATCCTAAAGAAAAACCCAGCAATTTATTTCCTCATATCTTAAAAGTTTTAGATGGTAGTAATCCTAAATTAAACATATACGGCGGTGATTATAGTACAGTAGACGGAACATGTATTAGAGATTTTATTCATGTTACTGATTTAGCTGAAGCTCATATTTCAGCATGTGATTTTATATCAAATAAAAAAGATACTTTTGAAATATTTAATATAGGGACAGGAAATTGGTATAGTGTATTACAAATAGTAAAAAGATTTAATGAATTAACTGATAATAAAGTGCCCTATGAAATAAAAGCCAGAAGAGAAGGTGATATACCTTATTGTTTTGCCGATTGTAATAAGGCAGATATTATCTTAGGATGGAAAGCAAAAAAAACTCTGGACGATATGATAAACGATTGTATTAATAGAATTGATAATCTTAATAAATAGATGTTGTTCTATACATTGAATTTGTTTTTTTTGTAATAGAAGAGATACTGACTATATTTTTATATATAGTTTTGAGCTCCTTATAATTATAAGATCTTAGTTCGCATCCCGATACATGGATATTCTTAATTTGACATAATGTAGTAATTTTCTTTAGCAGTTCATGGGATTTCATAATTTGATGATATTATCTTTGTATTTAAATAAAAATAATATCAAATTTAAACAGTCGGTATATATTGCCATTTCAAATCACAGCATATTTGCTTCCAAACTTCATCATGTTCCTGTAATTTTTCTCTTGATTTAAGTAGTCTACAATAAGGTAGATATTCATCCTTGTCGAGTAATTGAAAAAATTTATAGAATATGTAGGGATAAGAAAAAAAATTAGACCTGTCTGAAGGACAATATTTCATCCAAGGTCCTTGGATTTCTTTAAACATATTTCTGACTTTTTCTTCCAAATCACCTGTAATAACCGGAGCCGGTTTTCCTGTTATTCTATTAGTAATATAATGACAATGTTCATAATATTTAGTAAGGTCAAGTTTTTTAAGAATATCTCTTACCTTTTCAACAGTTAATGTTTTAAGATTAATATAGGATTCTTTTTTGAGTTCATTCATAATTTTATCAAAAATTTCTTCACTAATATCTGTAGATTCTTTGGCTTGAAATTGAGATAACCATTCGTTAGCATGATTAATTTTTTTATAGGCAAAATAAGTTAATTCTCTTGGAGGTTCCTTATAAGAAGGTGTGTCATAATCTACAAGAATTTTTTCTTCACATCCACATTTTGGACAAATCATACAACCGTGTGCTGAATCTAGTATTCTGGGGATATTACAATGTATACAATTATCCAATTCGTCATTAGGTATATCAGGTATTTTTTTTATATAGGATGTGTCAGTAAGTTGCAAATATTGGTCCATTATTTCATTTTTACTAGAATATTTAGAAATATCTTCATTTCTAATATTTTTTTTAACCTTAGGTTCATCTTTTTTTGTAGTTCCAAAAAAATCTAGAACTGTTTTCTTCTTTGAGTTTTGAATTTTAGAGTTATCGGATTTTGTAAATATTCTATTTTCATCAAAATATTCATATAGTAAGTGAGCGGTATTAAGAATATAAGAGTTTTTGATTTCTTTGCTATTAATTAATTCTATATCTCTTTCAAGGTTTTTTATATTCTCTATTAGCTGTAATTTTGTATCTATTTCTTTATCAGTTAATTGTTCCATAGGTCTTTGAGAGAAAATACCTAATTCTTTTTTTAGATTATCTAATATTTTATTTTTTTGACTTATAGTTTCTTCTTGTTCATTTAATTCATTAAGTTTTTGATTATGACGGTTATCAATTGTAGTCTTAATCTTACCATTAAGTTTTTTTGTATAAGTCTTTTTTTTCTTGTCTTTGAATAGTAGATCAGACATAATGAATAATAAGAATATAAAATCTTTATATATCTAATTATTCTTATATTCGTTTTTTACACATTATTAGATTATGACTATAATAATATAATAGTTTTAATGGATAATAATTTAGGAAAAGATATGGTTAAAGAGTTAGATTTTGTAACAGTTTACAAAATGATGTTCATTTACAATGCTATACAAAAGGGTTGGACTGTAAAAAAAATTAATAAAGATAATAAAGAACAATTTGAATTTACAAATAATAAAGATGACATTATTAAAAATTTTTATTGCGATGACTTTCTTAAAAAATTTGTAGAATCTAATATGACTTTTACTTCTTTACTAGGTGTATCTTAATTAAAGTAATAATATAATTTTTACTATGTTATTACTGTGCGTAAAATATAAATAAATATCTTTGAATATATATATAACTAAATGGGTGGTGGGTTAATGCAATTAGTAGCTTATGGCGCACAAGATATTTATCTTACAGGTAATCCCCAGATTACCTTTTTTAAAGTAGTATACCGCAGACACACTAACTTTTCAATTGAAAGTATAGAACAAACTTTTAATGGAACTGCTGATTTCGGTAAAAAAGTTAGTTGTACGATTTCAAGAAATGGTGACCTTGTTCATCGTATTTATTTACAAACAACTTTACCTGATCAGACTATCAATATTGCTGCTGACGGCGGTGGTTCTGGAGCTATTACAGTTCAGAATGCTTCAGGCAATGACGATCTAAGAAATGGTATTGTTAGATGGTGTAATTGGGTGGGTGAAAAAATGATCAATTTTGCAGAAATTGAGATTGGTGGACAAAGAATCGATAAACATTATGGTGAATGGTTACATATTTGGAACCAATTAACTAATCAAGCAGGTCACGAAGACGCATATCAAAGAATGGTAGGTAATACTCCACATTTCAATAAAAACAGGTCCACAATAGCATCAACAGCTGGAGTTCAAAACATTCCTATTACAGGCAAAAGATTATATATTCCTTTACAATTTTGGTTCTGTAGAAATCCCGGGTTGGCTTTACCATTGATCGCTCTTCAGTATCATGAAGTAAAAATTAACATAGAATTCGAGGAATTAAAAAATCTATTTATCGCACAAAAAACAGACAAAAATTCACTAACTGTTCAAGGGTCTCTTCAAAATACATCACTTTGGGTAGATTATATTTTCCTTGATACTGACGAACGTAGAAGATTTGCTCAGTTATCACATGAATACCTTATTGAACAGTTACAATATCCTGGTGAAGAAACTATTACTACAACTTCTAACAAGATAAGATTAAACTTTAACCATCCTGTAAAAGAACTTATCTGGGTTGCTCAAAAAGAGGCTTCTGTAGAAAACCAACAACATTTTAATTACACCGATGCTGTTGACAGTAGTCCTACTTTAACACATAACTCACAAGGGAGTAGAATGCTTCAAGGTATTGTAGAAAACATGACTGATGGAAGCGATGGTAAACTTAAAATTGTTAACGAGGACCAAGGAAATAACACCTGTAATCTTGCCAAAATCCAGCTTAACGGACAAGATAGATTCTCAGAAAGAGACGGCGATTACTTTAATTACGTCCAACCATATAATCATCATACCAGATGTCCTCATCTTGGTGTAAATGTATACTCTTTTGCTCTTAAACCAGAGGAACATCAACCAAGTGGCACCTGTAACTTTTCAAGAATTGATAATGCTAACTTATTCTTAACAGTAACTTCAAGAACTCTTAGAGAAGGAACACTTACTATTTCTAACGGAACATTAACAGAAACTGGTATAGATGAAGGAACCAGCAAAAATGCCCGTGTTAGAGTATATGCTACAAACTACAATGTTCTCCGTATTATGAGTGGTATGGGAGGACTCGCATATTCTAATTAAATTAATAAAATAACTATTTTACATATTATTTTAAAATAATTATTCATAATGTTTACGAAAAGTAAATGATATTCTTTCTTCTTTTACTTTTTTTTCAATAGGTATTCCATGTAAAAACTCTTTTTGAAAATTACCTGCCATTTCAATTATCTGATAATTTTCTGTAGGAATATCCTGCACTATTTTTTTTGTTATTTTATTTCTTATTCTAAATTTTCTGACCGCACCATATGATACAGAAATAACCCCCTTGTCTGAAATCTCTTTTTCATTGTCTGAATGATCACTAATATAATCATTTCCATCGTTATATTTATTTACAAGGATTCCATTAAAATCTGACTCGAATTTTTTATTTATATAATTTAACAACAATTTAAGATTTTGGGTAAGCGGTTGTGATTTTTCAATTTTCCCTGAATACTTATAGCCCAATGATTCATCTGAAAAGAATCCTATAGATCTTCTTTGTAAACACTTTTTACCATATACTATAATTTCAGGATAGTCATTTAATAGAGATTTAATATCACTTACACTATTATCAACTATATAACTAGTATCTTTGAGAGAATGAATTACAAGAGATGAGCTATCGGTTGAAATAATTTCTGTCATTTAATTATTATTTTTACAATTTATTTTAATCAAAATTATATATTTATTTAAATAGTTCTTTTTAATATGTATTTAATGCCACCTCCCCAACCTAATAATTTAAATAACGATACCAATGAAGATTCTGGTAACCAGACAAGTTCTTTGGAAGATTCACTTAGTAGAGAACCAATTGACCCACATAATCTGGAAAAATGGAAAGACATAGGAGAAAAGACTATCAATGAAACATGGATAGAACCTTTAAAGTATGTTTTAGTTACATTACAATATCTGAATGATTGTCTTAAAGACAAAGAGGCCACTGTTGGTTGGTGGTTAATTTTAATTACATCATTTACATCCTTTTTAACTCTTTTTACGCCAAAGGAACTTGGAACTAATGATGAGTTTAATAAACATTATGATTGGTCTAAATCAAATTTACTATCTGTTTTATCATTTACAGCAACATTGTTAGCATCATGGGCCAAAAAGAAGGGTTTTGTAAAAAGAATAAAAGACTTAGATAAACGTATTTATTCAATTGAAACAAAAAAAAGTGTAGTTTCATCTGTTTTAACCTTACCTGTTGAGGATAGACCTCAATATATATATTTTTATAAAGAGCACATAGCTGAAGTTCAGGATCTATTATGTTACAACCAACTAGTTAGTCCTACTGAAATGAATGAAGTATTATACAATCTTACAAAAAATTATCCTACTTTAATTAAAAACATTCAACCTTGGTATAAAAAGGTTGGTAAAGATAATTATAAACCTGATTTGGAATATGGTTATAATATAATTAAAAGTTTTGAAAAAAGAAAATTAAATGGATTATGGTTTAGATTAACTTCGTTATTTTATTGTAAATCAAGATGTTGTTATGATATTGATGATGGAAATCCATTTACAAATAAACATATGATGGCTCAATTGGATAAAATGAAAAAAGATGATACTAGTACCATAGCATCTATAATAAAAAGTCGTGACTCCAATGCCATGAAAGACCCTGTTCCTGCTGCTAATCTGTTGAGTATTTTAGCAGAGGCTAATGAAGGACCAGGTATGTCCGATTCAACAAGTTTTAATATGTTATCTGAATTAATTGATAAAAAATCAGGGAAACAAATAAATAGTATTAAAAGTAAAGTATCTGCTAAAGCTAATAATGAAATTAATAATAAATTATCAAAGGCTCTAAGTATAAAGACTAATTTGGATAAAAAAATTATTGATAAAAAAGAACAGCTTGCAAACAACGCTAGTAATGTTGTTGAACACGGACAAAATATAACAACGACTATAAATGAAGTTAATAATACTATTGCTACACAATCAGATGAAACTATAGTTAATATAAATGAAGCTCTTGACTCAGAAAGTGCTGAATCTTCTCCCAAATCTACAATTTCTAATGAGAATAAAGATTAAATTACATGAAAATCTTAATCTTTTCTTTTCCAGTTAACAAATTTTTACTTTTACTAAAAATTTGGTAATTTTCCCTCCAGTAACCACTAACAGTTCGAATAAATGTCTCTTTCACATATTTATTTACAAGAATATGAATAAATAGTCTTCTGAAGATTGAATTTACATTATCTCTACCATTAAATTTAGATGCAAATTTATTAAAATTCTCGTGTTTTAAGAAAGTTTTTTCGATATTACTTTTAGTAGGTTTAGTTTGTCCATTTAATCTCATAATAGATTCAAGTATTGCTTTAGCTATATCAGTAACATCTACTTCCACTCTGGATTCTTTACTATTACAATTATTACATGAATCGCCACAAAGGTCTTCTTTATAAGACCGATATTCTCCGAGATAATTAGATATTTGACAATGCCTGCAGTCTATAATATTCTGACAATAAATCATCATACTGTCTAATTTATTAACTTGATGTTGTTTGTATTTTGAATTTGTATTACCATTAACTGACTTCAATATGAGTTTTTCAGCACAAATTTTATCCTGGTATGAATAATACAGAATACAATCACTGCTTTCTCCATCTCTCCCCGCTCTACCTATTTCTTGATAATAATTTTCAATTGAAAAGGGCATATTAAAATGAATTACATATCTTACATTTGCTTTGTCAATACCCATCCCAAAAGCAATAGTTGCTATAATCAAATTAGTTTCTCCATTTTGCCATTTGGTTTGAATAGATTGTCTAAGTTTTGATCCTTGTCCCGCATGATATGGGTCACAATCAATACCATGTTGTTGTAGTTTTTCTGCGACCTCTTCACATTTCTTTCTTGATAAACAATAAATTATTCCTACTTTACCATCATAATCATTCTTTACTTTTTGAACAATATCATTAAATGTATCTTTATTTCTTTGATTTACGAAAATTTTAAGATTAGGTCTAAAATATGATTTTGTATAAATTTTTACATCTTTTAATTTAAGAAGATGAACTGTATCTGTTCGCACACGTAGTGTTGCTGTAGCTGTTAGAGCCATAATAGGCACATTTTGAAACGTTTGCTTAAGAGAAGCAAGTTTTCTATAGCTGTTTCTAAAATCATTACCCCAAAGAGAAATACAATGTGCTTCATCAATAACAAATCTATTTAGTCTTCCAACATCGTTAATCAAACTTAAATTATGTAAAAATTCATCATTACTATCAAGAGTTTCAGGAGTAGTATAAATTATATTTTTATCATATTTTTCTGAAATCATGTTATTTAATATTTCTCTTTTCGTTTTAATAGAAACGTCACCAAAGAAAGCATCGCATCTAATATTTTTTTTTTGAAGATTAGCAACTTGATCTAAAATTAACGATTTTAAGGGGGATACAACGATTGTCACGCCTTTTTGAATAAGCGCAGGTAGTTGATAACATATGCTCTTACCTGAGCCAGTAGGTAAAACAACGAATTGATCTATATTTTTTAGAGCATCTTCTACAATCTCTTCTTGTTTATCTCGAAAAGAATAAAATCCAAAGTAACTTTTTAGAATATCCAAATTAGACATTTTTAATTATTAATTAAGTGTTAATTTATATTCAAATTTTAAATTTTTATAATTACATTTTAAATATAGAATTATAATAATGGATACTAAATTTTGGGGACCAGATGGTTGGAAATTACTACATTCAATATGCGAAAGGTTTCCTATAAAGCCAAAAAATAAAGATAAAGAAATTTATTCGGGATTTTTTAATACAATTAGTTTTGTCCTACCTTGCGTTTATTGTCGTAACTCATTCGATGAATACATCAAAGAGCTTCCTGTAGAAAATTATACTGGTAGTAGAAAAGATTTGTCTAACTGGTTATATCTTATACATAATAAGGTAAATGAAAAACTAAGAAAACAAAATCTTAATAAAAAACCTAATCCAAGGTTATCTACAATCGAAAGAAGATACAAAATATATGTTAAAGATGTAAATAGTAATAAAAAAATTGCTCCTGGGTTTAATTTTCTATATTCAATCGCTTTTAATTATATTTACACTCGTAATAATATGAGTAAAATAAGAGTAAAAAAATATAAAAGTTTTTTTACTTTACTTGGACTAATAATGCCATTTAAAAAGTTAAAAGAAATTTATATTTCACATATTAATATGAATCCTATTATTATTACAAAAAAATGTAATCATTCTCTAAAACTTTGGTTATATCAGCTTGAACTTTCTTATAAATCTTCATTAGATAACTCATGCCTATGTTTCGAAAAAACATGCCTTAATATAGAAAAATATAAAGTGGGTTGTAAAAATAATACCTGCCGTAAGACTAATTAATACTGTTTAAAATGGATTGGTCATATAGCATTCCATAAATTGTATTATTTCTCCAAATTAAAGATTTTTCTATCAATTCATTAAAATTATTTGATTTATCAGATTTATTAATAATATACCAAGCGCGTTGTAAAAATACATCAGTTGATTCTGAGGTATCCTTTTTAATTGTG